GCAGGAGGTAGCTGACGCATCCGCTGACGCTGCTGACAAGCGTGGTGGTGCAGGTGGTGCTTGGATTCGTCGGTTCATCGTAGTCAGCACTATGTTCGCAGTAATCGCTGCACCATTTGTTCTAGCTTTTACGGACTTCGGCGTAACGATTCAGAAGGACACTAGTTTTCTCTTCGGTCTATTCAAGGGAGCGAAGTGGGAGACAGTCACGGGATATGTTATACTACCAGAAGTACGGCAGACCGCTCTGGCCATTGTCGGATTCTACTTCGGTAGCTCACAGGTTAAATGAATGAAGTTCTCCAAATCATATCTGCTTTATGGCCAGTATTCGTCGGGTTCATTGGACTCGTAATTATACTAGCCAAGATGCATTACAACATCGAAACACTAACAGAAAAGGTCAGAGTCCTCTTTGACTTCCATAACAAAAAAGGAAAATAATATTATGCCCGGACACTACGGAAAAATGAAAAACGGAAAAGCCAAGAAGATGGCTAAAGGTAAATCAACACGCAAGTCCTGCCCTATGGGTAAGAAGAAGAAGTAATGCCCTTCTCTAAGTACAGTCCAGCACAGAAGCGTCTAGCTGCTGTCGCCGCTCCCCGTAAAAAAATAACATCCGCTGACCTCAAGGTCCTGCGTCAATCTAAAAAGAATGCAAAGAAAAATTCTAAACGTAGCTAAGAAATTAGAACAGGCTTCCAAGGCTCACGCCGGGCAAGCCAAAGCCCTGAGGAAGATTCTGGATGCCAGCAAAAAAACGAGCAAAAAGCGGGGGTAAGATCTGCCCGGAGGGTAAGGCTTGGGCGAGACGTACGTTCGATACGTACCCTAGTGCTTACGCAAACCTTGCTGCTTCTAAGTACTGCAAGGACCCGAACTACGCTAAGAAATCAAAGGGCGGTAAACGAAAGGGACGCTAGTGGCTCAACTTAAACAATGGCTCAAGGAGAACTGGGTAAGGATTGGCACTGATGGATCTATCAAAGGCCCTTGTGGAACTTCTAAGGATAAGAAAAATCCGGACAGATGCTTACCGAAACGTAAGGCACTCAGCCTTACAAAAGCTGAAAGAGCTACGACAGCAAGAAAGAAGAAAGCAGCAGGAGCCAAGGGAAAGACGGTCGTAGCAAATACACCAAAAGCAAGGGTACGAAAAAAGAAATGAGAAAAGAACACAAGAGCAAGAAGGGTGGACTCACGGCAGCAGGCCGTGCGTATTTCAAAAGAAAGACCGGGGCTAACCTGAAGGCTCCTGTTACTGAATCAAATCCAACCGGGAAGCAGAAGGCACGTAAGAAATCTTTTTGCGCCAGAATGTCCGGTGTCAAAGGACCAATGAAGGATTCCAAAGGAAGGCCAACACGCAAGGCACTAGCCCTGAAGCGTTGGAAGTGCTAACAATTAAATATTAATACAATGCCAAAAAGAAATAGAAAAGTCAAAAGCCTTGGAGACGTACTCAAGGATGTATTTCAAAAGGAACGTGAACGAGGCGCACGACTTCTTGAGGGTCAGCGTCAAGCAGACGCTCAACGTAAAAAAATAAATGAAGTCATGGATGCCCCGAAGAAAGCACCCGCTCCACGTGTTCAGGTTATTGATACATCACGACCAGCATCAGAAGCTGACAAGAAGATGATCGCAAATCTAGACAAGCCAAAGAAGACTGCAACTAAGAAGACTGCACCTAAGAAGACTGCAACTAAGAAGACTCCCTCCCAGAAGAATCGTGAGCGTGGTGATCGACGTAAGGCAACACGCCGTCAGGATAAGACCCTGAAGCGTCGGTCCAGACTCGGTAAACGCTAATGCCAACTTATACGACATACGGTGGACTCGATGACCGAATCCTCAAGGACGGGGATGTCGGTTTCGTCGGCTTCAATAACCGCCTCCGTCCTGACCAGCTTCAGACCGGGTTCCTTGCTGATGCCCAGAACATTCGTCTGGACCGTAATGGCGAGGCACAGGTACGCAAGGGGACCGATCTAGTCCTTGCTCCGCTGGCTACAGCGGAAGCAGTCATTGCTCTACCGTTTACATTAATAGCCGATGATTCGAGCGTTACGGTTACCCAGACTGCCGGGGCACTTGTTATTACGAATGTTACCGCTACGAATTTTGTAACAGGGACTCAGGTAAACCTTAGCGGAGTCACGGGCATTAGCCCGGACCCGAACGGGAATCGTGTAGCCATTAGGAACTCAGCTAGTCAGATAACAATTCAGGACCAGACTTACAGCGGAACTGCCGGAGGCACTGCTACGGTAAAGTTTAATATACTGAATGACTCAGCAGTTAATGCCATATACGGGAGTACTGGGTTTTCTGACCCAGCGGCAGCCGGGAGTCAGTACATTGTTGTTGCTGCTAACAACAAAGCCTTTGCGGTTAATCTAAGTACTCAGGCGACCACTCAACTTGATTACCCGGCAGGAGTATCTATCAGTCAGCCCGTTGATATGATACAGGCATTTAACAAGGTGTTTATCTTCCGGGACGGGGAGACAGCCCTTGAGTGGGACGGAAACTTTAGCAATGAGTTTACACCGGTAGCAAGCGGTACATATACACAGCCAGTGCCCCTGTCTCTTACTGATATTGATTATGCTAGTGGTATAGCTACAGCTACTGCAAGTACAGCAGCAGTTGCTACTCTGCTAGTTGGGGACACTTTAACTTTTACTGATGCGGGTTCCTCTACTTATTCAGTAGGCGATACCATAACTGTCCAAACAATACCCAGCACAACTACCTTTACTTTTTCTACAGATAAAGCTGACGCTACCAACAAAAATGGAACTGTCCAAAAACGAGTGTCCGTAGGTCTAGGATTCAGCCATATGCCAGCACCTCCGTTCGCTGTATATCATCAGCGTAGGTTAGTAATGCCATTTAAAAACAGCGTGGATTCCGGTGCTGATAGCTTTACCTCACGTGGTATTCTTGATGAAATTATTGCTTCGGACTTATTGGATTCGGATACGTATGACCAGATATTTGGTAGCTACAGGTTCAATGCGGGTACGGCTGACTTCGTTGTTGGTCTGCATTCCTTTACTGACGATACCCTGATGGTGTTTAACCGAAACAGTATTCACCTAGTCAGTAATACAATTGATCTTAATAATTCAAGCATCCGGCTACTGACTGATGAGGTTGGTTGCTTAGCACGGAATAGCATTCAGCAGGTTGGTAATCGTGTTCTGTTCCTTTCTGACAACGGTGTTTACGGAACGGAGTTCTTGGATGAGTACAACCTCCGTGGTACACAGACTCCCTTATCTGAGCCGATCAACGAAACTATAAAACGAATCAACAAGGTACACGCCGAGAAAGCGGTCTCCGCTTATTTTGATAACAGATATTTTATAGCCGTCCCTCTTGATGATGCTACCCAGAATAACGCTGTACTGATATTTAATTTTTTAAATAACCAGTGGGAGAGTATTGACTCAGTCAATGATCCAAACTTTCACACAGCGAACCTTATTGTAGCCGGGGAGGGAAGCACTCGTGGCGTGTACTCAGTTAATGACATAGGAGGTCTGCATAGGATTGATGCTAGGGCTGACGGAACGGACCGGGTTATTACTCAGATCGGTGGTGCGCAGCAAAACCTTTTGGTCCCGGCTTCTCTGACTACAAGACAATTTACTTACGGCACTCTTGAGCGTAAGCGGTTCAAGGAGTTCGAGATCCATGTTGAATCCAGCGATACAAATACTTCTGACTTCGATATATCAGCGGAGGTAGAGAACCCTGACTCCACTGAGGCACTGGGTTCTCTTAATTCATTCAATGGCGGGGACTTAGCTGTGAACGAAGATGTTTCTATTCGTGGTAGAATAGGTGGACTCCGTGGATACGGTGTGCAGTACACAATCAATAATACAAGTGGAAGACCGAGGATTCGTGCTATTGAGTCATCAGCGTCCGATGCCTTCCGGTCAACTAAGAAAGCAATCTAATGGCAATTCTATCAAAAGGAACTGACTTCTCAACTGGCGATCAGGTCACGGCGGCTAAGCTCGATGCGCTCGTAGATAGTGCTACCTTCGCATCCGGGGCGGTCGATGATGTAAGCACAGCACTCGACGGGTCAAGCCCGCAGAAGATTATCGTAAAGGACGGGGGGATTAGTACGGCACGATTGGCTGATGATTCTGCTACGCCAGCAAAGGTTTCATTCGTGGATGATTCTCTTGCGGCTACGGATGGACACATTTTGATAGCCGATGGGTCGGATTACCATAACAAAGAAGTGTCCGGGGATGTAACAATTTCTAATGCCGGAGTAGTTACGATTGCTAACGATGCAGTTGAGACTGCAATGATTGCTGACGATGTTGGATTAGGGGGGAATCCTACTACCACAACACAATCATTCGCAAATGACTCAACAAGAATTGCCACCACCGAGTTCGTACAAAACAATGGAGGAATCTCTATTGCATCGACTGGTTCTGGCGAGTTTAGTTATAGTGGTTCAACTCAGGATGTTCCAACAGCAAGTGTATCCGGTGCGCATCTGTCCCTAAGTACTTCTACCGCTTCAATCACAGAGGCTGGTACATACTTATTTGAGTTCACTATGATGGCTGGCGATGATAATGCTAGTTTTATTCCTATCGTTACCGCTTTTGTTGGATCAACGGAAATACCTATTGCTGTGTTTACTAACGAAGCGAATGTAGGGGGCGACAATGAACGACAATTTTTTCAGGGTGCTAATTTAATAACCGCTTCTGCTAGTGACGTTGTTAAGTTCCGTGCCCAAAGATCAAGCAGCGGGGACGAGTTTAAATACAGTTACGGAATAATAAAATTAACCCGAATGAGTTAATATGCAGGAGAGTAACCCATTGCTTCAGTCCGTCCTGATTGCCCTGCGAAGCGGCAACCAGCGTGAGGCTGTAGATGGGATCGAAAAGATAGTTGACTTCTGCATACTGCACGAGAACGGGAAGGTCTTCGACGGCTGGGACCGGGACGTAGTCCGGACAATGGTAGCTTATCACAAGGCCAAGGGCACTATGGTCGCTACTTATGATGAGGAGAATAGTATTACAGGTGTCTTCATGTGGTATAATTGTGACTACAATGATGACTGGAACTTTGTTCTCCAATGGGAACCCGACAGGGAGGATTATAATTCAATCTTCCTAGCATTTTTATTTGCTGAAAGCACCCAAGCGTTCAAACAACTTACTTATTTATTTTTACAACAATCAAGGGCACTGAGTACTGATCACCTGCTGGGAATCCGGCATCGCAACGGAGTGCCTACTCGTGTCGAGTACGACCAAAAACTTTTTAAAAAAATTTTAGAACTGAACTAAGGATACATTATGGGAGGAGGAAAAGGAAAAGCACCACCAGCACCGCAACCGGTAGATCCCGG